GGTTCAATACCTTTGGTTGACCTAGACATAGACGGTGGCACAGACATTGGTGCAGCCTTAGTTGATGCAGACTTGATGGTTGTGGATGACGGCGCAGGTGGCACTAATCGTAAAGCCACAATGTCTAGGCTTGCTACTTACATGGGTACTAAGATTGGTGGTGGGTTAGAGTTTATAGCCTCTAGTGGGGCTATTAGTAATGCCGCAAATGTTTCATTTACAGGATTTGATGCAAGTAAGTACGACAATTACAAATTCTTTCTTCAACACGTAATACCTGCAACTGATTATGTGGATTTATTTGCACATGCTAGTACTGATGGCGGTAGCAGTTATGATAGCACAAATGGCAATTATCATATTCCAGATACAACTGATAAACCCGGTTTTATGTTAAATCCAAATGGACTATCTATAGGTTCAGATACAAACGAATATGGTTTTTCAGGAGAGTTTACTCTCTATGCCCCCCATTCTGCGGCTTATACTTTAGCTCTTTCAATAGGGGTTTCTATGAACCGAGCAGGTAGTACCAGAATAGATACGGTATCACAGGCTTCAATAAAGTTAGCAGCAGCAGATGTAGATGCAATTCAATTTGCATTTAATAGTGGCAACATAGAGTCAGGCGAAATAACCATGTTCGGCGTAGTTAATTCATAAGGAAACATAATGTCAGGATATATAGGCGCAATACCTACCCCACAGGCTACACAGAGTCGGGACGTATATACAGCCACATCAAATCAAACTACATTTACTACCCAAGGGTATACCCCTAACTTTGTTTCTGTATATCTTAACGGTGTACACTTAGCTAGGGCAGACTTTACAGCTACCAATGGGTCAGATGTTGTGTTGGCCTCTGGTGCTACAGCTAATGACACAGTAGAGATTGTTTCTTTTGGTACATTCCAATCAGCAGATGCACTACCTCTTACTGGTGGTACAATGACAGGTGATCTTATTGTACCTGATGGTGATTTAATCTTGGGTAGCACTGCTGTTACAAGTACTGCTGCTGAGTTAAACAAACTAGATGATGTAGGTACACTTAAACAGGCAGGTAAAGAAAGCATATGGATACCAGCGGCGGCAATGTATCCTAGCACAACAAACGGCTGTTCTGCGTTGACACAAGTTGAAACAACGGCTTTGCGCCCTGATTTAAACGTATTAGATTTTGCGGCGGCGGCAGACGATTTTGCTCAGTTTGCTATTGCCTTTCCAAAATCATGGAATGAAGGGACTATAACCTATCAACCGTTCTGGACTGTGACAGGCACTAACACGGGCACTGTTGTGTGGCAGTTGGGCGGCGTAGCAATCACCAGCGACGAAAGCCTTAACACTGCATTTGGAACCTTGGTAGCGACATCAGCACTAGCCCACAGCGGTACGTCTAATGACCTTATGGTTTCTGCGGAGAGTGGCGCGGTGACGATTGCAGGAAGTCCAGCAGCTAATGACCAATGTTTCTTTCAGATAAACAACGATACGAGCGCAAGCGGTCAGACAGGTGTGGTTAGACTGCTTGGCGTTAAACTGTTCTTCACAACAGATGCAGCAAACGATGCGTAGGAGATAGCAATGAGTTTTGGTTATCAGGTCTTAGGTTTTGGCAGCTTTCCAAGCAGGGGCGGTGCTTTTATAGAGGCTACAGGCGGAACGATAACAACCAGTGGTAATTACAAGTTCCACACTTTTACTAGCAGTGGCACGTTTTCGGTAACGAGCGCCCCCGCTGATAGAACGATTGACTATTTGGTTGTTGCTGGCGGCGGCAGTGGTGGAAATGATAAAAGCTACAGCGGAACGGGAGCAGGTGGCGGTGGGGCTGGAGGATACACAGCATATACGGGAGGCAACGTTTCTGCTTCCACTAATTACACTGTAACAATAGGAGCGGGGGCTGGAGGAACATCATCCCGTGAGAATGGTAGTCCCGGCTCTAATTCATCCTTTTTTGGATCTACTCGCACTGGTGGTGGTTATGGTGGTTCTAGTGAAGCTGCTGGAGGTGCTGGTGGCTCTGGTGGAGGCGGGTCAAATAGTGGTGCTGGTGGCTCTGGCACTATTGGTCAAGGTAACGCAGGTGGTACAGGCTATGGTGGTAACAACGGCGGTGGCGGTGGCGGTGCAGGAGCAGAAGGTACTCAAGGAAATGTAAATAATGGGGCTGGTGGCGCAGGAAGTCAGTGGCTTAATAGCAGCTATTATGCTGGCGGCGGTGCGGGTGGCGGCGCATATGCGTCAAGTGGTGGCAACGGTGGCGGCGGTGACGGAACTTCGCGTGGAAATGGCGGTCATGGTACTGCTAATACGGGCGGCGGTGGTGCTGGATGTGGTGCTACCTCTGGTGGTGCAGTGAGTTCTGGAAATGGTGGTTCTGGAGTTGTCATAGTAAGGTATCAGTATCAATGAGTCATTTTGCAAAAATTGAAGACGGCGTTGTTACAACCGTAATTGTAGCAGAGCAAGACTTTATTAATACTCAAGCGGGTACTTGGGTTCAGACTTCATACAATACATACGGTGGTCAGCACCGTCTTGGCGGCACACCATTAAGAAAAAACTATGCTGGGATTGGTTATATATATGACAGCACTCGGAATGCTTTTTATACACCACAGCCTTACCCAAGTTGGACACTAAACGAAACGTCTTGTTTGTGGGAGCCACCTATTGCGTATCCTAGTGATGGCAAAGATTACATTTGGAATGAAGATACAACAAGCTGGGTTGAGGTGACTTAATGGATATAAACTGGACATTAGTAACAATAGCAGGAGCATTATTAGCACAGGGTGCTGCTGTAGTGTGGGCAGTGTCCAGTATGGTATCAGACATACAGTACAACAGGGCTGAGATAGCTGATGTAGAAACTAACACAGCAAGATTAGCTGATGATATACATGAGAATGACGTAATGATTGCACGTATTGATGCAAATGTAGAAGCAATCAAGGATGCATTAAATGTGGTTACGACTAATCACGCAAAGAGATAATTAAATGATTGACCCTGTAACAGCTTTTGCTGCAGCTAATGCAGCCTTTAAAGGGGTCAAGATGCTAGTAGGTGCTGGCAGAGAAATACAAGATGTATCACAGCAACTAGGTAAGTGGTACGGTGCAGTAGCTGACATTACTAGGGCTGAGTCTCAACGTAAGAACCCTACATGGTTAGACAAGCAGACCCACGGCTCTGACAATATAGAACAAGAAGCAATGGACATTATTGTTCGTAAGAAGACATTGCTTGAGAAAGAAAAAGAAATAAAGTTTATGTTAGACTTTAGGTTTGGTGTAGGCACATACGATGAAATGTTAGGTATGCGTAGGCAAATACGTAAGGAACGTGAAGAGACTGTGTATGCGGCGATGGAAGCTAAAAGACAGATGGCAAACAACGCAGCTATAGGTGGCCTATCATTACTAATAATTGGTGTATTAGGTGGGGGCATATATCTGATATCACTAGGAATTGGTTAATGATTAATATTGTTGTGTTACCCCTTGTGTTAGCAGGGCTGTTAAGTAACCCTGAGTTTGTACAGTGTCACTTAGCAAAAAGAGTTAAGATACAGGGAGAAATGGTTTGCATTTACCGTGGACCTAATGGTACAATAGGATATCATTACCCTATGTTTAAGTTTAGTGAATGCCCTAAGACGTATATGTGTAGATACACACCTAACGCTAAAAAGAAAGTATCAGTTCAAGATATACTTGATGGCTTAAAAGATGGCTTTGAATAAGAAAGAAAACTATGTATAATGTAACTGAAAAAGATAGACAATTATTAGACGCAGCAAAGTCTGGGGATTATTCTCAGGTGTATTCTATGTATGATCCAGAGTATCATTCCCAACTAAAACAAGGTGGGGATAATCTTCTTCGTTATTTAGACGGTGATTTTACTGGGGTTGATAAAGAAGACTTACCTGTTGCTCAAAAAAATATTGAAGCACTTAAAGAAAGTTTTAGGCAGTATGCAGAAGGTGGTGATGTAACTGATCCTACACCAGTAAATCCTGGGCTATCTTATACAGAAAATGTAATACCCCAATTTGAAAAAGCTTTAGATGAAACTCTTTCTCCAGTAGAAAGTGTTGTAGATAAACAAGTAGCAGATTCAAAAGAATTAATTGATGCAGATAAAGGACAGTCTGATGCAACTACTCCTGTTACTGCAACAACAACTACTGCTGATAAAGCTGACAGTCAAACTAAAACAGATGCAGCATCCTACACTGCGACACAAAAGACAGATGAGCTTAAGGAAGAGTTAGAAAAAGTTAAGACTGAGCAGATAGAACAACTAGATCCAAAAGCTATTGTAGTAGCAGAAGAACTAGCTGAGTCTAAAGTTTCTGATCTTAATGCAGCGGTAGGTGCTGCTAATCTAATTACTAATCCTGTTCAAAGGGAAATTAAAGATGGGGAACTTATTGATCCTGTAGCTAATGCTACAAAAGCTTCTGCCTTTACAGAACAAATACAAGCAGCAGAAGCTAGTCCTAGTCAAAAGGCTACTGTAAGAGGTCAGCTAGAAGGATTAATGCAAGACTTTGAAGGTGGTAATACACCTGCTTGGGCTGCAGGGGCTATGAGAAATGTCAATGCAGTTATGGCACAAAGAGGATTAGGTGCATCCTCTATGGCAGGACAAGCTTTAGTTCAAGCTGCTATGGAATCTGCACTACCTATTGCACAAAATGACTCACAAATTTTTGCAAAATTTCAATTACAAAACTTGACTAATAGGCAACAACGTGCTATGCTTGCAGCAGAACAACGAGCTACCTTTATGGGTATGGAGTTTGATCAAGCATTTCAATCGCGTGTTATGAATGCAACTAAGATATCTGACATTGCAGATAAAAACTTTACAGCAGAACAACAAGTTCAACTAGAAAACTCTAGGGCTGTAAACACTATGAACCTAAGTAACCTTAGTAACAGACAAGCACTACTAATGGCTGAGGCTTCGGCATTAGCTAACTTAGATACTCAGAACTTAACTAACAGGCAACAAGCTGCAGTTCAAAATGCTACATCATTCTTGCAGAAAGACTTTAAGAATTTAGATAACAGGCAACAGACAGCTTTGTTTAAAGTTCAAGAAGTAAGTAAGGCTTTATTTTCAGATCAAGCTGCAGAGAATGCCTCTAAACAATTTAATGCTACAAGTCAAAGTCAGACTGATCAGTTCTTTGCTAACCTAGACCAACAAAATAACCAGTACAATGTGTCACAAGAAAATGCAATTAGACAAGTTAACACTAACGCAGAAAATGCTATTAAACAATTTAACTCTACTCAAGCACAGGCACGTAATCAATTCAATGCAGCAAACAGTTTGCTAGTAGCTCAGGCTAATGCTCAATGGAGACAGACTATATCTACTGCTAATACTGTAGCACAGAATGAAAGCAACATGGCTTTTGCTAAAGCTGTTAATGGTATGACCTCTAATAACCTAGATCAGATCTGGCAAAGAGAACGTGATTTGATGCAGTATAACTTTGAATCAGTAGAGCAAGGTAAGAATAGAGGTGTACAGTTGTTACTAGGTGAGCAGGACTTAGAAGAACTACGTCAAACAGTTCAATACTCAGAAGATAAAGCTGGTACTGAAATGTTTTTTAAATTTTTGTTTGAACCATTTAGTGGCTTCTTTGATTAAGGTAGGAAAATAATGTCTCTATATACTAAAAAGAATATAACTGATCGTCAGTTAAAAACTGGTCAGCGTCCACGTATGCAAGAGGGTTCGTCATTAGTTAGGAGAAATAAACCTGCTACTCGAGGGCTTAGGGATTTAGATCCATCTGTTGTTGATCCAAGCCTTGATAGATTCTTAGGGTTTGAAAGATCTATCTATGAGATATCTCCTAGAGTAGGTAATAATCAGAGTAGTTTTAAAGATGAAAATGAAATAATAAAGAAACAATTAGCTTCTCTATCAGAGGAGCCTATTACCGTGCCTGAAACTAAAGAGGATGCTAAGAGAGAAAATAAAACAGGGCTTCCTCTAAGGGATGGAGGAGCAGACTACAGTGATGTAACAGATCTTGTAGGATTAATTAAAACTGCTGAGGGTCTTAGAACCGAGTCCTACTGGGATTTTAAACAATACTCAGTAGGCTATGGTAGTAAGGGTAAAAAGGGTGAGGTTATTGATGAGGCTGAAGCAGAGAAAAGACTAGCTAAAGACATTAGTAACTTCCGTGCTGTAGTTGTAAAAGCAAAAGAGACTCACGGATACGATTGGAACTCTGATCAGATTGATGCCTTGACTAGCTTTACTCACAACCTTGGTCCAACTAACTTTAATAAATTAATTGATGGTGGTAAAAGAGGAGATGAAGAGATTATAGAGTTCTTACCTCAGTATAATAAAGCCAGAGTAAACGGTAAGCTAACAGAACTTGCTGGTCTTACTGACCGTAGGAATATGGAGTTAAAAGTATTTGAACAGGGATTTGAATCATGAGTATAGTTTTTGCAGCACCAATTCCTGGACAGTCCCTAACTGCTACTCCAAGAAACCTACCCTTTGAAAGACCACCAGAGGTTAATGATCCACTAGATGCATTGATGATGCACATAGATAAGATCGATGACCCTAGAGCTTTAAAAGATATGGTAGCTTTTATAGAAAAGGGACTTACTCTTGTCGCTCTAGTAGAGGGTATGCTTCGTAGTGCTGTTATGTCAGGCATAC